GATTTCCCGCCGCCTTATCCGTTGCCTCAGACGGTAGCCGTCAGAATGCCGGAATCCAGCGCGCCGGTCTTGCTAGCGTAAGCCTTGACCTCCGTGCCGTCGGCAATGCCGGTCGGCTTCGCGCTGGCGCTGTAGGTCTTCGCCGTGGTGGAAGTCTTCGGGTTGCTGCCGTCGGTGGTGTACTTGATGGTCTCACCGTCACCGGCAGTCAGCGTCAGCGTGCCGCCGGAAGCAGACATCGTCGGGGTCGTGCTGCCCGCAGTCGCGTGCACGCCGATGGCGTATGCCTTCTTGTCCAGCACGAAGCTGTCGAACATCACGCGGTACTCCGCCACATCGCCGTCGATACCCAGCGGGTTCTTCTGGATGCGCATGGTCTGGTTCTTCACCGGGTCGACGCTCGCGCCCTTGCGGAAGATCACGAAGTTGACGCCCGCGGGCAGATAGCTGTCCGGGATGGCGTACACGTCGTTGCCGTCGAGCTTGCCCAGAGAGCCGTTTGCGACGGCGTCCTTGCCCAGCACGTCAATGCCGACGACGTAGTCCGACAGCTTGCACTTGGCGAACAGCGTATGGCCGATGAAGATCGCGCGGTTGTCGGTAGGCACAAGATGGTTGGACATCTCCGCGCCCATGTTGACAATGGCGTCGATCGCGGTCTTGCCGGTCAGCGCGGTAGCATTGACGGTCACAACACCGGCGCCGCCGACCCACTTCTGCAGGCGGTACTTGTCAATGCTCGGGGTGACCTTGCCGTCCCACGTCGCCTTCATGCGCGCGTTGCACTGCTTGACGTTAAACTGTTCGGCAGCGTTGCCCGCGTCGATCGAGAACGTGCCGCCCTTGTCCTGCGTCATGCGCATAGTCTGCACGGTGTCACCCAGCTCCTTGATCGTGCCGAATCGGCTGGAGCCGCTGCGGGTGTAGTCGCCGAAGTCGCCCTCGTCGGAGCTGTACACGTTGATCGCGTTCACGCCGACAAAGTCGTAGTCCTTACCGGCAAATGCGTCGGTCACGCTCTTCTGGTGGAAACGCTCGTCGAGCTTGGTGCTGTATTTGTTTGCAACATTGATTGCCATGATGTAATTACCTCACTTAAAAATTCAAAATTTCAGGCGGAGGCAAGCCCTAATTTCACGCGGTCAGTTGCCGTCGTACCACAGCGCGTCAAACGCTTCGTCGCTGCCGGTCTTCCCGGCGCTGCTCTGGCTGCCGGTGCTCCTCGCGGCGTTCGCCGCGTTCCGGTCGCGCGTTTCCTGTTCGGTTTTCATGCGCGCGATCTCTGCCTCCAGCGCCTTGTTGCGTTCTCTTGCGTAGGCCGAAACCAGCGTTTCACCGCGGTTAAAGGCTTCCCACACGCCGTTCGGAATGGAGGCCGGGTCAACGTCGGGATAGGCTTTTGCGAATGCGTCAAAGCACTCGCCGCGCCACTTCTCGTTCGCTGCCTGCTGCTCCTGCTCCTGCTTCTGGGGTGCCAGTGCTGCCCGTTCCTGATCGAGCGCGCGGCGCTCTCTGTCGAGCTTTACACGCTCGAGCGCCATGCCGTCGTCGTCGATGCCGTATTTACTCTTGGTAACGGCAATGAGCATGTTTTCCACAAGCTCCTCGACGGTTGTGCCGCTCTGCTTTGCCAGCTCCTGCAGCGCGTTCTCGTGTTCCGTGAGCTGCGACAGTTGCTGTTTCTGTTCGGACACCTGGGTTTCCAGTTGCGTGTTTTTCTCGGTCACGCGGTCGTAGTCCATGCCCTTCTGAGCGAGCGTTACGACCTCGTCCCGGTTCACATTTTTCGTCTCGCCGAGGTGCTTGAGCTCAAACAGTTGGCCGTCTGTCTGCGTCTGCTGCTCCTCGTTCTCGCCCGGCTGTGCGGCATCTGCATCCTGCCCGCCGTCGTTCTGTTCGATCTCCGGCGCGGCGTCGTTGCTCTGCGTCTCCGTGTCCGGTGCGCCCTGCGCGTCGTCCTCGATGTCGGCAAAGCTGTCCGCCGTGATGTCGCTCCAATCGTCTGCGTCCG